CTCTGACTTTCTCTTGTTTATTGAGAAAGATTTAAACCGTCCCAACCTGGGTCGGCACCCACCGCCTACACATGCGATACTTAAAACGCATGACGGTACTTTGAAGGTGATCAGGATCCCGAGCCAATGGCTTCGGAAATAGATTCCTCACGGACCTCGTATACTCTTCATACCATTCCTCCTCTTCAGGAGAACCGGTTTCGAGTGTTACAAGGCACTTCCAAAGTGCGGGCCAACCGTGTAACTCATCCCGGCGTTTAACCGGAGCGAGCGCATACGTCCTAGTGACGAACTTATGCGTGCGACGACACCACTTATGCGGCGTCATCGCGTCCACACGACTAACCCACCCAAACGACCCTGAGTGACGGGAGACAAGTGGTAGAGGTTTTCCTATTTCCTCTTCCACAAAATCCTTCAGCCAGGTGCTAGCAGCGTACAATCCGTCCAACCACATGTGATTGGATAGAGCGACGTAACCAGCTAAAACGTTTGGACCCGTAGGGGTTTGTTTGTCTGGATGGTGTTTAATGTAGTGAGGAGTTATGTCAACTCCCCGCCACGCGTCCACACCACAGCTTTCCTTAAAGTTGCCAGAAAGGAAGCTCTTCTTACTGTTGACTTTCAAACCAACAGCATGAAGCCAGGCCACACACTGGTGAGCATACCGCTTGGAGACGATAATATCATCTCCGTAGACGCGGACATGCCTAGAGGCTCGCAATAACCTTCCATACGATGGTGCGAAACCATCGTAGTCCAGAATGGCTGCTAAACAGAGAACTGTGAAGCAGATGCTTTGAACAGGAAAAGTTAGAGCGTTCCCCATCCCGGCAAATTTCCCAAGGGAGAGGTCAGCTTTTAAACTGCACTCAACGTCGGGAGATCGGCACTCCATCATGCGCTCTAGAAAATGAGCGTTATGTCTAAAGACTGATTCAACGAGTCTAAGACTCAGAGAATCAGACGCAGACTTCAAGTCGATGGTTGCCCAGTTGTCGAGACGAGACCCCTCGAGAGCTAATTCTTGATTCAGCTCTTGTTGGGTTAAGGCGATACTGTTACGCAAGACGTTGCATTCGAGGATACTATCCCTCAACAACGTTTTGAGCCCCTGCTGAACGAATTGATTCAACATTGGTTCAATCGTAATAGTTCGGCGCGAAGAAGAATTTTTCGCGACCGAAATTAGTCTCGCCTTGCCTCTAGAGACTCCATATATGAAGGTACTCTCCTTAAGTAGTCGCCCGCTATCAGTACCGAGAGAGCTTCTTTTGCTCTCCTGACACTGACCATTCTCCCTCCTCGGGAGCCTGGGGGTAGGCTGCTTACGTTCGTCCAGCCCGGTCTCCAGAGTTTTAAAGCTCTCTTGACAAGGTTGAGAACGCGACATCGGTTTTCGGGAGTCATGTAAATCAATACCTGGCCCCCAGATTCCGTAGTCATGAAGCACATTACCGTCTCTCCAGACGGCTTTGTGTAGACCGATCCACTTTTGATTTGGTCTATATCCTTCATATACAGCACCGGGACCGTGTTTGTAGCTTCCATGTTCAATTTCCTTTGAGTTGAGGGAGTTGAGTAAGATCTTACAAACACGACCAATGAGATGATCGTGCCTGTCCGGTATAACAACCGTACTTGCACTCTCATCGCACTGGTAAAACTCGTTCACCGCCTTCTGATGAAGAAAGTCCTCATCTTCTGCAGATACTTGAGCTTTCTTGTAGAACTTCAATATGCCGTAGAGGCACTTGAGCACACCTTCGTCTGGTGATTCTACAAGGGTTCCGGTGAACGGATCGAAAACCTCACAGGTCATACCCATAAATAAACATGGGATTGACCTCCCTTTGGGTCGTTTAAAACCCTCGGGACAGGTGAACTGGCCAGTCGACAACCCCAAGAGTAGGGCGTCGGCAAAAGCCGGTAAGGCCTTGGTTAGGAAACCAAGACCCTCGTTTTCGAACCTTTTCTCAAGCGTGACACCGTCTCGCTTGAGGCCTTTCACACCAGGATTAAGCCTCTGGAAGTCTTCCAGAAGGCTTAGATGGAGAGCTATCCGACTTTTCATGTGACACCTCTTTACGGGGTAGTACATTCGGAGTCCGGTCAGCTTTCCCGCGGCCCTTAGTGAAATGGGCCGAGCCTCGCATTCTGGGAAGAATGCGGCGCCCCCTTCGCTTAAACCTTCTATAAATTTCCTGGCAAAGAATTGCCAAGTTACCTAAGAAGGCGACAGCGAACAGAACGTAGGCTTCGATAGCCTCTAATCTTTCGGGTCCATAGGAGTCCATTATCGGACTCCTTTCAAGGATCCTAAGACTGGAAGGCGACGAGCCTAGCTGGTGTTACCTCACTATCATTTATGTAGTCCAAGAGCGCTTCTACAAGGTCAACCATGTTGACCGAACTGTAGCCGTACTTCGGGGATACGATAGTGATACTTACAGACGCCGTTTGAAGCGTCGAAGCGTCCGAATAGGGATCAGGAGCAACTTTCTGTTGCTTCATCTGGACATAATGTTTCTGTCCACCTCCCTTCAGGAAAGCATGGTTGGTAATAACGGTAAAACCGTTAGTATCATCACGCCTTTCTGTCCCATAATCCTGGTTCTTCACAATCGGAAGAACCAAACTAGGAGTAGGGGAATTCGCGGCTATGGTAACTGGGTCTGCTAACATAGAACGTCTCCTGTGGCAAATTTATGAGCTCCCCGG